CGCACATGCATTACAGCACGTACCACCATACTCGTCATTAAAGCACATGGCAATTTCGCCACAATAATCGCAATCCGTCACATAGCTACTCATATCGGTTCCCCATGCTTGATTCATATCGGCAAGATCCTGTTCAGTAGGTACGTATTGACCATCGAAAGATTGACCGTTGATTAGTTCGTCGCATTGCATGTCGTTCAGAAAATCGCTCATATCAAGCCCCCTGTGTTAGGTGTCCGTCACTCATATCTCACATATATAATATAGCACATCGCTGGCCTATCGTCAAGATTATTCACCATCTATTTTCAAAGATTCTCAAAATACTTTTTTCGCTTTTTGCTATTGTAATCGGCCAGATATGTCGATACAATATATAGAGAAAGGTAAGGTGATAGATGAACAATTACGTGATGATGGTAGTCGTGATGGGGTGTCCGGTTGGGGTGTATGCGTTGATGGTAGCGAATATGATGTTTGAGCCGTTTAGGAGGGATAGGTAAAATACTGACTAACCAGACACCACTGTCCTATTACACTTGTGTGAGGGGGGGGTGGTGGTTTTTTGTTTAGCTGACCCCATGACATTTGTGGGGGATTTCGGCGGGGTGAGTCTTACACAATTAACACTCAAAAATAAAAAAGTATCACCCTATATAGTCAGAGTACTCAACTCGTACCAATTCTTCTTCCACAATAATTTGACTAAAGTCCCCCAGCACCAAACTTGCCACACTCTCGTCCACTCCCCATTTCCTCAGATCCCCCCTCTTAATTACAACTTCGTCCATAATGAATAACTCAAGAAGATACCCCATTATATTGCGTTCTATTTTAGCCATAGAGTCATTCCTGCCTCTTCTGGGGTTCTGTCCCCCTTCAGGCAGTTGCAGTTTTTGCATGAAGTTACAAGATTGTCCCATGTCTCTTTTCCCCCTCTGCTTTTAGGCATGATATGATCAATAGATAATTCACAAGTTTCTAGTTGTCTTTTGCAGTATGCGCAGCTATAATTATCACGTAAGAAGATATTCCTACGATTAGGTCGATACATTCTATCGGGTAATTTGACATACTTCTTAAGTACAACAGTTTTTGGAACTGCAAACGCTTCTCCCCCGGCACTTAAAAGAGTGTAGTCCTCATAGAAATCAAGGGGAATAACCTTTTCGGCCATGAGAAGCCTTAGCCCTCTTTTCCAACTTACTACAGTTAAATGTGTATAGTTACTATTAAGTATTGTTGTATTGTGCATAAGGTTTTCTTTATATAGTTAAGAAAGGCAGTGTATTTTGATGAGACCTATTATTCCGGTTGAAATTTTAATGAGAGAAACCGCAGACTTGCAAAAAAGTGTAGCCGCCGATCTCTCCATCCCTGACCCTATTATACCAGTGAAGCAAAAAAAGGAAAGTGCTAAAAATGAAAATTCCCCAGAACATGACAGAGGAACAGGTAATATCGACGATAGCACTAGTATCCCGGCGTCTGGCGAGTAAGTTCACTTTTCCGAATTATGAAGAAGACGACATCGTTCAAGAAGCGTTCATTATCGGCATGGAAGCCATGAACCGTTATGACGAAGTTCGCCCCCTTGAGAACTTTCTTTCGATTCATATAAAAAACCGCTTAAAGAATTTCAAAAGGGATAACTACTATCGCCCAGATGAGGGGCGCGCTCAAGAAATTCAAAACGGCAAAAAGAAACTATTGGACGCTTCTAGTATTGATAACATTAAGTATCTTGTTGTCAATTCAGAGTGTTCTAGTAACTTAGAAGAGCGGGAATTACACGACTATATAGATAATCATCTTCCTGCTAATCTAAGGGGCGACTTTCTACGTTTCAAAAATGACCAAACACTCACCAAGACTAAGAAGTTAAACTTAGTTAGTGAACTTAAGAATATCTTGGAGATTTTTTATGCGTAAGGGTAGATTAGACCTGTCTGAACAGAGATATATCAAAGACAATATTAAAACTGTGTCTTATGAAAATATCGCTACTATTTTAGATAGGGATGCTAAATCTGTCCTTCTTTGGATAAAGCAAAATATTGGTATAAATGCAAGCGATAAGAAAGAGGTGGAAGCCCTTAACGAACTTAAGGGCAAAGCCTACTGGTACGACCTTGAAGGACAATTCAGTGAAGATGAGCTAGAGATGTTTATATTCCACTGGAAGAAGATGTGGTCACAATTTCGTGATGATGTTTTCCACACTGAAGAAATTCAAATCGTCGATACTATTAAACTTGAAATTCTTATGAATAGAAGTTTAAAGTCGCAAAATGATAATATTAAAACCTTATCCAACTTAGAACAGGTTATTATAGAAGAAAAAAACCAGAACAAAGAGTTGATTGACTGGGATTTGGTAACAAACTTGGAACGTCAGTGTGCAGTGTTACGGGCATCCCAAGAAGCAATTTCCAGAGACTACAAAGATTTACAAACAAAAAAATCCGCCATGATAAAAGACCTAAAAGGCACAAGAGAGCAGCGGATTAAAGCTATCGAAGACAGCAAGACAACCTTCGCCTCTTTAATTAAAAAAATCATCTTAGATGGGGATTTTAGAAAAAGCGCAGGTATAGAGATGGAAAAGATGCGACTAGCAATGGATGCAGAGCGATCAAGATTGGCCAAAGCCCACACTTATGAGGACGGGATTACAGATCAACCCTTCTTAACCCCCGAAACCGTAGAAGGATAAAAAATGAGAGGAAACAAACGAATGGTTAAAAGAGCAGTTGTAACGGGCATTACGGGGCAAGATGGGAGTTATATCTCTGAGTTCCTATTAGCAAAGAAGTATGAGGTAATCGGCGTATATCGCAGAACCTCCCAACCTAATTTTTCTAGACTTGCTAATTGCGTAGCACATAAAAAATTTCATCTTGTTGAGGGCGACTTGACAGATGAGGGCTTTCTCTATCGTTTATTGAATGATTATGAAGTAGATGAGTTTTATAACCTTGGCGCACAGTCACACGTTAAAACTTCTTTTGACCAGCCCGGTACAACGTGGGACGTGACGGCGAAGGGGGTTTTGAACTGTCTTGAGGCTATAAGAAATTGTAGCACGGGGACAAAGTTTTATCAAGCAAGTTCAAGTGAAATGTTTGGGAAAAATTACACAACCGTATATAATGATCTTGGCGAAGACCCGATAAGGTTTCAAAACGAGGAAACCCCATTCTATCCACAATCACCTTATGCCATTGCTAAACTTGCGGCACATCACTTAGTTCGTAATTATAGAGACTCTTATAATATTTTTGCATGTTCTGGAATACTTTTTAACCATGAGAGTGAGAGAAGGGGCGAAAATTTTGTAACCCGTAAGATCACTAAATGGCTGGGGGAATTTATAGCAAGCGAAAAAGATAAAAAATTCCCTAAGTTGCACCTTGGCAACCTCGATGCCCATCGTGATTGGGGCCATGCAGAAGATTACGTCAAGGCTATGTGGTTAATGCTCCAGCAAGAAACCCCAGATGATTATGTTGTTGCTACTGGTAATACATATACTATTAAAGAATTTTTAGAAATTGCATTTTCCCACTATGATTTAGACTGGGAAAAATATGTAGTTATTGATCCTAAATTTTATCGCCCTGCTGAAGTTGAATTTCTTCGAGGAAGCCCTAAGAAAGCTTACGAAAAATTAAACTGGTCTCCAGAAATATCCTTCTATAAACTCGTAGAAAGAATGGTAGAGCATGACGTGGAAGAAGCGAGACTATCAAGACCCTCTTTACAAGGAATTTCGTTCTAAAGTATTAAAAAGAGATAAGTTTACATGTCAAATGTGCAAATCTCGTATACGCAAGAGCCTTGAAGTGCATCATATTATGACTTGGGCTAATGCATCTACACTCAGATTTGATCCTATGAACGGAATTACACTTTGCAAGTCGTGTCACAAGGATATTACTGGCAAAGAAGTACACTTTCAAAGTTTATTTTTAGCATTGGTACAAAAAAATGGAAAAAAAACCTGACTTTACAATCATTAGAGATACTAGAGAGCAGACTCCTTGGGAGTTCCACTATGAACACACTGTCGCGGAAGAGCTTGGAACCTTAAAAACGGGTGACTATACCGTAAAAGGCATGGAAGACAAGCTAGTCATTGAAAGAAAAGGGTGTATAGAGGAGTTGGCTGGCAATTTGGGGCGAGATTATGATAGGTTTGCTAGAGAATTAATAAGAATGCAACAATATCCTCACGCTTTTATTATTTGCGAGTTTCAAATGAAGGATTTAATCGAGTATCCATTCCATAGACCTAATGAAAAGCTACAAAAGCAGAGCAAGATCACTGGTAAGTACTTATTAAAGGTAATTATGGAAATTCAAATAAAGTATAATGTCAATATTATATTTGCAGGAAGTAAATATTTTGCAAATAAGGCCGCTTTATCATTAATGAAGAGAATTTATGAGCGATATAGAACAGAAGCTTAGAGATGCATGGCTAGGCATAGAAGTTGAAGAAGATGGACTATTTAATCCTCTTGAGTATGCCTATGAACTAGCAGGAGATGATAAAACTAAAGTAACCGAAACTCTGGCGTGGCTGATGACACGTCCGGAGTATTTTTCTTTTGTGTGTAAACATATATTTAATATTGAAATTTCCCCTGTACAGGCACTGATATTGCATGATATGTGGAACAGGAAGTTTCCAATGCTAGTCGGTTCGCGGGGCTTTGGTAAATCATTTATATTATCTCTATATTGTATGCTTAGAGCATTCTTTTTGCCGGAACGGAAAATAGTGGTTGTCGGGGCAGCGTTCCGACAATCTAAAGTTTTATTTGAGTATGCGGAAGGCATATGGAGAAATGCTCCAATCCTTCGCGACCTGTGTGATCAAAGTAGCGGCACGACAAGAGACGTTGATAGATGTACAGTTAGGATTAATAGAAGCATAATCACATTCTTACCGCTTGGAGATGGACAAAAAATTAGAGGTCAGCGCGCAAATGACATTGTTGCTGATGAATTTGCCTCTATTCCTAGAGAAATTTTTGAAAATGTCGTAGCGGGGTTTGCCGCTGTCGCCAGTTCACCAATTGAGAAGGTTAAAGCTAGGGCAAAAGAAAAAAGAGCAAAAGAGCTTGGAATAGAGCTTGAGGTAGCAGAAGATAATGCTGAGTTTTATAGATCAAATCAGATTATACTCTCTGGAACCGCATACTATGACTTCAATCACTTTGCCGATTACTGGAAAAGATACCATGCGATTGTAAGAAGTCAAGGAGATAGGAAAATGCTAACCGAAGTTTTCAGAGGAGAAGTTCCTGAAGACTTCAATTGGAAAGATTACGGTGTATATAGGATTCCTGTAGACATGTTGCCACCGGGATTTATGGATGAAGGGCAAATCTCTAGATCTAAGGCTACCGTCCATGCTGGTATCTTCCAAATGGAATATGGGGCTTGCTTTTCTACTGATAGTAAGGGGTTTTTTAAACGTAGCTTAATTGAATCGTGCGTATGTTCTGAAAATAAACCAATTACACTGTCTTCTGGAGAAGTTTTCTTTGAGGCTAGCACAAGAGGCAATCCAAATAAAAAATATGTCATTGGTGTTGACCCAGCTTCTGAAGTTGACAACTTCTCAATTGTAGTATTGGAAATTAACGACGACCATAGAAGAGTGGTATACTGCTGGACGACTACTAGAGAGCGACATAGAGAAACTCTAAAATCAAAATTAACAGAAGAAAACGACTTTTATGGATATTGCGCACGTAAAATTAGAAATTTAATGAAAATATTTCCAACTGTTGAGATTGCTATGGACCCACAGGGTGGAGGCATAGCAGTTATGGAATCATTACACGACAAGAACAAGACTAAAGACGGAGAACTCCCTATATGGCCCAAAATCAACCCAGATAAGCCTTCAGACACTGATGGTGAGTCAGGACTACATATTATTGAGGTTATGAATTTTGCTAGCGCATCTTGGACAGGAGAGGCCAACCACGGATTAAGAAAAGACATGGAAGATAAGGCAATTCTATTTCCATTTTTTGACGCTGCTAGTCTAGGTCTTTCTCTTGAGGAAGATAAAAGGACAAATAGAACGCATGACACCCTTGAAGACTGCGTAATGGAAATTGAAGACCTAAAAAGCGAATTATCTCTAATAGTTATCACCCAAACTCCAAATGGCAGAGAAAGATGGGACACGCCTGATACAAGAAGTGGCAAAAAGAATAAACTTAGAAAAGATAGATACTCAGCTTTACTTATTGCTAATTGGGTTGCTAGGAATTTGAACAGACATGCAGATGTTATAAAATATGATGAAGAATACTATCAAAATGTAGGATTTGCTCAAGGTTTTATTAAGCCGGACATTGGAAATGATTTATATACTGGGCCAGCTTGGTTTTCAGAAAATATGAAAGATATTTATAACAATTATTTCTAAAAGTGTGTATTAAATTGTAATACCATTGTCAATACAATTAACTGGAGAATCAATACATATGTCAAATGAACCTGAACTTTATTCAACATGGGCCGATGAATCATCACGCCAGAAAGCATTTGCAGACGCATCTAACGCCTATGATGAAAACACAGGTATGCAGAAATCCGTTGGTTATTCATATCGCTCATACATTGATATCGAACCTAATCGATCTGTACGCACAAGTATCACTAGAAATGACTACTATCGCTTCCGCCCAGAAGAAGCTGTTCCAACTCGTCAAAAGCGTATCCTTAAAATGTCGATGGATGCTTATGATAGAGTGGGTATTATTCGTAATGTGATTGATTTAATGGGCGATTTCGCTTCTCAGGGCGTCGATATTGTTCACCCTAATAAGGCGATTGAAAGATTTTATAAAGCTTGGTTTAAACAGATCAAAGGAAGAGAAAAATCTGAAAGATTTTTAAATTATTTGTATCGTTGCGGAAATGTTGTAGTCAAAAGAAGCACTGCTAAAGTTAGTGCAGCTAGAGAAGAAGATTTAAAGAGAGCTACCGCAGAAGCTGATATTGAACTTGTAGATAGAAAGTATACTAAAAGGG